TCACGACCGTTCGGTAGGCGCCACGAGTGACGCGATGTCCACTCGGAGGGCGACGGCGAGGAGAGCGACCTCGTTGAGGTGGAACGAGCGGCTACCGTTCAGAGCTCGCGCGAGCTGGGTACGCGAGATGCCAGTCCGCTCGGTCAGGTCGCGCCACGTGAGGCCCTGACGATGCATCTCGGCACGCACGTTGTCGGCGACAGTGCGACCGATCGCATCGACGGCTACGGGCTGGGTCTCCATGCACTGAGGCTACGGCGACCGACACCTGCCCCGTTCTCGCCCTGTGGATTGTCGGAGGCGTCGTCGTACACTCGATGCTGCGCGGGCCGGCGCGCTCCCCAGTGAGAGGAGCAGCCGTGACCGACGACATCTACCCCAGCAGAGTCGACCCTGGCCTTGACGACTTCTACCGTCAACACGGCATGGAGCCATCCTGGACCCGTGTGTGGCGCAACGGGCGCGACGTCACCGATGAAGACCCGTCGACGTGGGTCTGGCCGTGGGGAACGAATTAGCTACTTGCGTTCGGCCTTCCAGCGGCTGATCGTGTTCGTGGACATGCCTGTGAATTCCGCCAGGACACGCACAGACGCACCGTGATCGGACGCTGCGAGCACGGCGTCGCGCACCTCGTCCGTCGCCTTCTCCCGGGCGCTCAGGGCGCTGCGGATGCGCTTCTCGTCCTCGGGGTCGAGGAGCCGTTTCGGGTTGGGTGCCACACGGGCAACTGTAGCGGTCATCACTTCACCTATCGGGTGATGGGGGTCCAGCCTTCATAGCTGTCCACCCATCCGCGTTCGGCCCAGCACGGTGCGCAGAGGCGCAGATTGGCAAGATCGGCGCGTGCGTTGAAAGTGGCGGACTTCGCTACTGCAAGCAGCCATTCACCCGTGAATACGGTCAGGCAATCATCGCACTGGACCGCCCAGGGTGACATCCCTTTGATGCCGTGCACTTTACCCGTCATATCGGGCAACGGGGCCTGGGCGGGCGTTGCCGTGACGGCAAGTATCACGCCGCCTTCTCCTCTACAGCCAGGCCGAGCGAGATGAGCCCCTCGGCTTCCTCCACACCGATCCGAAAGTTCCGGCCGCGGAAGAACTCCGTAGCGAAGCGACGACCGTTCTTGTCGGTACGAAACGTGACGTACTTGATGCGGCGGATGCTGGGGGTTTCTGTTGCGGTCATGGCTACAGTTTACGGTAGTGTAGTGATTGCCGCAACACTTGGAGGTTTGCAATGGAATGGCGACCGATCCCCGGACACCAAAACGTCTATGAAGTCAGCGAAGCCGGCCACGTCCGCAACATCCGCACCGGGCACACGCTCACGCCCGTTATTCACCCCGGCGGCTACTGGACGTACAGCCTCGGGTACGTCGATCGCCGACGACACTCATTCGCTCACCGACTTGTCGCGGCCGCGTTCATCGGAGACCCCGGTAACAGCGACCTCGTCCGCCACCTCGACGACAACCCAAACAACAACCACTGGACCAACCTCGCCTACGGCACACACAGCGACAATCTTCACGACGCCGTCCGCAACGGCCACCACCGCAACCAGAACACCCGGAAGACTCACTGCCAGGAAGGGCACGAGTTCACCCCTGAGAACACCGCCTACGGCACCAAGGGCGATCGACGCTGCCGACAGTGCGTCCGCGTCTACACGCGACTCGCAGCACGCCGCCGACGCGCGCGACTACGCGACCAAGCCGCATAGGGCGCTCGACTCGATCGACCGGAAGCTGCTCGGGTACTTCGATGACCTCCTGCAAGCCAATGCGTCCGTGCTGTACGACGTGCCCGACCCCGACTCGGTCGTGAAGGGGCAAGACGCGTTCGGAATGTACAAGGCTGCAGCCGGACCTCGGCCACAGCGGGTCGAGCCGTAGGAACGACGAATAGCCCCGCGCACCACCCCAGACAAGGGGGCGATGCGCGGGGCAGATCGGGGAGGGCCGGTATTCTTTCGGTCATGGCGAACAAACCAGGGGTACCGATGTGGCTCAAGCTCGCCGGACTCGCAGCATTGGCGGTGCTGTCATTCGGTCTTGCTGCGGCTGCCCTTCTCGCCCCACCGCCCGCATCCACTTACGTGCGGCCTCCGGCCACAGCAGGGCCTGTAGAAACCGAAGAACCCGACCCGACCACCGCCCTGTTCATCGGCGACTCTTACACCGCCGGCGCGGGAGCGTTGACAGGAAGCAACCGTTACACGACGGTCGTCGCACGGTCCCAGTCGTGGATCGAGTCGAACGTAGGGCGGGGAGGAACCGGGTACACGAGTTCGGTCTCCGGAGATGCCGCCGCAGACGCATGCAGGTTGGAATACTGCCCCGACTTCCGCGAGATGATCCCCGAAGCCGTTGCTGCGGACCCGGACATTGTCATCGTCGGCGGTGGACGCAATGATGCCGACGAAGACGTCTCGACCGAAGCGGACGCTATCACCGCTTTCTACACGGACCTACGCGCGGCGCTTCCTGACGCGCAGCTCATAGCCACGTCTCCGCTCTGGGATGACGAGACCGCACCTGAAGAGCTCGAAGAAATAAGCGCGGCCGTCCGCGGGGCGATCGAATCGGTCGGTGGCGTGTACCTCGATATCGGACAGCCTCTTCAGGGCAAGGCCGAGCTGATGTCACCAGACGGAGTCCACCCGAACGACGAGGGACACAAAGCGATCGGTGCCGCCATCGCCGCTCAGTTGGAAGCGTCCGACGCCTTCTGACGAGGTCGGTTTAGATGTTGATCATTGCCGAACCCCAGTTGTACTCGGTGGCATCGCCGCGGGCGGTCAGGTTGAGGACCCCGATCGCGCCAAAACGGAACTTAACGCGCTTCCCGGTGGGCAGAGCGGCGCTGCACCAGAGGGTCACGTTCGTTGCCCCCGCCGGAACGACGAAACGGTAGGCGATCGGCCCGATGTTGCGGACCGTTGGCGCGTCAGGCATGGCCAGCCCTGGGTTGCGCAGAAGCATCCCCTGACCGATACCCGCGCCCGTGTTGCTGTTGATGAGATTGAACCCGACAAGCGCAGTACCCGCTCGGACGTCGGATACCCACGTCCCGGTCAGATCCTCCACCTGGACGTGCAGCGTAACGAGGAGCACGTCACCTGCAGTTACCGCCATGCCGTGTGACGCCTGCCGCCGGACACCGCCGGCCGTTGCGTTGAAGTCCATCTGTGCCCACCGCCCGGCGGGGAGCACGCCTGAGGTGTCGGTTACCAGCGAGTATGTGGGCGCTGTTCCCGTACCGCCGGGCCACTCGAACCAGCCTGAGGGTGCCGTCGCGCCGGTGGCGGCGAGGGGGTCCGTGATCAGGTTCCCGGCCGCCTTGGTCCGGATCAGACCGATCTTTGATGTGGGAGTGAGCCCCGCCGCTCGGCGCATCGCCGAAGCGACCTCGAGCGCGATCCGGATGTGACCTTCGTCGTTCGGGTGTGTGCCGTCCGTGTCGTACGCGGCCGTGAGATACCCGGTGGTGGTGTCGACGAGTGTCGAGTAGACGTCAGCGAGTTCGCATCCGAACGCAGGTGCAGCGCGGCGGATCCAGTCGTTGTACGCCGCAACGCGCGCATGCGACGCGGCGGTGTGGGTGGAACCGAGAGGCGGGACCGTGCACATCACGACCGGCACACCCGCCGTCTTCGATGTCGTGACGATCTCGGTGATGTTTGCCTTGAACGTCGCGAGAGGCACGCTCCCCGCGTCGTTCGTGCCGGCGAGAAGCACCAGCGCCTCGACGCCCATCGCCAGGAGTCCGGGCAGCCTTGCCAGCATTTGCGCCGATGTGTTACCCGGCACGCCCGCTTCGATCGAGTCGGGGCGAGCGACTAGGCCACCGACCATCGCGACGGCTTCTGCCGGATAAGAGTAGGAGAAGTTCGTAGCTGCGGAGCCGTTCGTGATCGAGTCACCGAGGAATCCGTAGAGGGCCCCGGGCGCGACGAGGGCCGCGCCGGACACTGCCGCCAAACTGGTCGGCGACACGTAGTCAGGCAACTGGGTGTCAGGGACCTTCGCGGCACCGTCGAGTTGCGCGACCCCACCGGCGACACCGGGTGCGATCGATGCTGCAGCCGCCTCGGCGTCATCGCGCGCCGCCTCAGCACCGGCACGCCCCGCAGCGACTTCAGCCAGCACCTGCTGCAACGCTTCGAGCTCGGCCGGCGTGGACGGGGCCACCTCAATGATGTCCGTCCACTGCAACGGGTTCGCCGATGTCGACGGGAGAGGCACGAACGTCTTAGACCGTTGCGTGAACCCCGCACCCGAAACAGTGACCGTGACCTTCCACGGCTCACCCGGCGCAGCAGACCCCGGAGACAACGACGGCGACGGTGCGACAAACGCGATCCACGGATTCCCCTGCCCATCCGTGATCCGACCCTGCGTGTCCGTGAACGTGTCAATGTCAGCGAGGATGAACTCCTGATCCGACGCACGATGCGTCACCGGAAGATCCTTCGGCAACGCACGAACCTTCACGTTCAACCCGGCGTACGGGACACTGTCCGGACGCGAACCAGGATCGAAACTATCGATCACCGCGGCCGCGAACTGCCCAGCGAGATAACAGATGTTGATGTCTTCGGGCAGATCAGCCACGGCGTCTCCTTAAACGAAAAACGCCGCCCCGTAGGACAGCGAAGTAAACAAGATAAATAGCGTTTAGTGGCTCGTGGGGTCGAGCTTCTCCGCCGACGTCAGCGAGGGAGAACCATCCGTCGCGGCAGCGGACACGATCGACGTCAGCACGGACGCAACAGCACCCGCTCCAGCGACCGAACCGAGGGCGACCCAATCGAGCTCGAGCAGACCCGTCGTCCCGATAACGAAGTACGAGAGTGCGACCTGAGCGAACGTCTTCACGGCACGCTCAAACGCGGCCTTCCAGAAAGTGAGAGTGAACATCAATGCTCCTTGAACAGTAGGTTTCGGGGGATCGTGTTTTCGAGCAGAGAACGTTCCTGCTCAGTGAGTGAAGGCTTCGGGTGTCCGTCCTCCCACGCACGCTCCACACGCCCCACAAAGGCCGTGAACGCGGTACGCAGGTCGGACAGCAACGTGTTGGTCTTCTCCAACTCAGACGCCTGAGAATTGATCGTCTTCTGCTTGTCCGTGTCGGACTTCTCGAGCCTGTCGACGATGCCCTCAAGCTTCTCCACACGTTCGTAGAGTCGCTCGAGCTCGACACGGCGACGCTCCGCGATGCGGTCATCCACATCAACCTCGAGGACAGTGTCCGCGTGACGTTTCGCCCACCAATCACGGAGCAGAACAAACGCGCCCAACGTCAACGACACGAACAGGGCGGCCGCGCTTAGTAGTTGTTCGAAGGTCATGAGGCCTGCCTCCGTTTGATGCGTTTCTTCCACGAACGACCCGAGATGTGGAAGATCCGCCAGATGGGGAGGAGCACGAGGTTGCAAACAAGACCAGCAGTGGGGGCGATCTGCGGGTCCTGAGCCCCTCGGTAAATGAAGACGAGGATGTACACCGACACTGTGCCGACGAGGGCGAGCTTCGAGAACAACTCAAAGCGCCTAAGCTTCGGGAACGCCACACCCACCAACGCCCCGAATGCGGATACGGCAAGGCACAATGACCACCACAACTGCCACCGTTCGCTCGTGAGGCCCTCTACGCTTCCGATCCCGTTCGTGAATCCGACGGCACCGAACCACAGGAAGAACACATCAGTCAGGGGAAGCACCCAGCGGAAGATCCCACGGACCTCCCACAAGTCCTCAGGGACCCCGCCAGGGGCCCACACCGTCTGCGCGTACAGTCGTTTCAGCCACCGCTTCATGCGGTCCCCCCAATGTCTCAGCTGTTCGGCTTCAGGATCAGCGTCCGCCCTGCCGGGGGGATCAGCTCCGGCGGGATCCCGCACGAGTTCGCGAGGACTGTCACCTCACCCCAGTCCTTGACCTCGAGGTAGTCGGAACGGGCGTTGTAGAACTTCTGCGCCGTCTCCGCGTTCTCGGGCGAAGAGAACGAATGCGCGAACCCGGGGGCGAGCACACCCGCCCAACCAGGGCGGGAACCGCTCTTGCTCATGTTGCGAACCATCATGTCGTTCTGGCCTCTCTGCTGGGCCGCGGCAGGAACGGCCGGCGGTGGTGTCTCAATGGGGGTTGGGCGGGGAGTGTTCTGTTGCGTCGGTGTCGTGGAGCTCGCGGAACCGAGCGCCCGTTGACGACCGGACGTGATCCGCATCTTTACGACACGGTCGATGTGCCACGGTTCACCAGACACGTTGAACGCGAACCCGTACAGGGAAGCGTTCGTCCGAGCCCACTCCGCCATCTGCCTGTTGTACGACCACTCAAAGGACCGCACATCAGCCGCATACCCGCGCTCATGACGTGACGTTCCAGGTGTCGCAACGGTCGTCGTCATCCCGGGACGTTTCTCCCACCAGGACCCGTCCCACCACTTACCTGTGTTCCGGTTCGTGCGCCGGTAGTACTTGCTCAGCAACCGGATCTGCTCAGCCGTGTCACGCGTCGCCCACGTCACCCGAATATCCACACCAAACCGGGCATGAAACGCGTAATTCATCAGCATGAACTGACGGGCCGTCACCGACTCGAGCTTGAAACCCTCACCGATCCCGACGTAACCCATCAGGCATGCACCCACTCCACCGACAGTTGCCCGCCATAGTTCAGAGTTGACCCCGAATCCTGCTGCAACGTCACCCGGAGCGCGTCGCCCTGATTCAGGCGACGCAACCCAGACGCCGACATGAACGACTCACCATTCGCCGGCTTACGATCACCAAGACGGGGCGACATCGACGCGTTGTTACGAGTGATCTCCGCAGCGCGCGCACCATTCGAGTTGCTCGTCCAGCTCAGGTTCAACTCGACCCGGTACATGCCCGTACGGCCGATGATGATCGCGTTCGTACCCACCGACGCGATAGACGCATCACTGATCGAGTTCGACCCCGACGTCGTCGCATCCGGCGACTGACCAGAAGCGAACGAACCCGCCAACCCCGCCAAACACGTTTGCGCGGACATCGGAATCCACGAACCCAAACGCCGCGTGTAAAGGCCACGCACCGCCTGCACAAAGATCGTGCGCCCAACCCACGTGCCCGTCTCAGGCAGGTCACTTACGTTCTCGTCTTCCTCACCGATAAGAGGGGCGATGTCGTCGACCACCTCTGTCAGGTCGGTACCAAACGTCGGCGCGGACGTCATCGGGTACCGGCCCAGGGACGTGATCCGGGTGTTGTTTCCACTGCGTGCCATGCGGGTGCTCCTTAAACACGAAAAGCCCCCGCAGGGGCTCGAAGAGAAGATCCGTCTTAGACGGTGAAAGTGATGCGGATGCGACCCGACTGCGCCGACGAACGACGAGAACGGAACTTATGCAGGCCACCGTGGTTCGTCGCCAAACCCTTAGCAGAACCCGTCTTCAACAGGTCGCCGTACGAGTTCGGGACCGTCCGCCAACCAGTGCCCCGAGGAATATCAGACGCACCAGTGACCGTGACATTCCCCGACTTCGACCCCAACGTGTGCGTGCCGATCGTCGCCAACGAAGACGGAAACGAATTCTGGAACTCCTGCACGTACACCTGAACCTGATCGATCTGCGCATCATCAGGGATCGAGTTCGCGATCTGGTTCCCGTAGAACCACGCACCAATCGTGTTAGCCCCACACCACACGTCGTCGGTCCACCAGTTCCCCGACCCAGACGCACCAGAACCGTTCTGCGACCCCGAATCCGTGGCCGCGAAATACAACGTCTGCTGCCGTGGTGCCGCACCGTTATCCGACTCCGCAGGGGGAACGTACGTGGACGTGGGAGTGTCGTCCTGGTCGCCCAGAACAATGCCGCCGTTCGCCCACAGAATCGTCACCTGATCATTCACCGCCGGCTCGAGATACGACGACAACCGCGGCAACGACACCACCGTGCCATCAGACAACTGAACATCCAGGCGCGGCGAACCAGTACCAGTGACCTTCCCGTACGCCGGCCGCGGCTTCACCGGGCCCAACATCAGAGTCACACCAGCGACAAGGCACCGCACATACTCACCCGGCAGAGGCGCGTAGAACCCCGCCGAGTACACCTGCACGAGACCCTGACCGAAGTCCACCATCACAGTGCCGTCAGGGTTCGTCTGCGCATACTGGCCCGTCGTCACACGGACAGGTTCGATCCCAGCGAGGCTTTCAGTGACAGCCTCCGCGAACGTCACGACTGCACCTGCACCCTCAACGACATCATCCCGGAACCCGGCAATGTGATCTTCTCGATCCGCCCCGTGAACGTCCGCGCGTCAGTCACGATCGTGACCACATCCCACACCTCAAGACGAGGATCCGCGGCGCACTGAATCGTGTACGCCACCGCCGCCAATGACGACACCTCGGGGAGCAGAGACGACGCGTACGTTCGAGCCTGATCCGCCGTCTTCACATACGGGGAAGACACCAGGTACGGGATACGACCGAACGGTCCCCCGTACCTGAGCGGTCCCGATTGCACCTGAGCGGTCGCCAGAATCGTCGCCTGATCAGCGTCGTGCGCCGTCACCACAACCTGGTTGTACACACCTTCGTCGGACAGTTCTTCGGCGTCCGCCCGGAAGATGGTCCCCTCAGGTCCCACCTGCAGTGTCGCAACGGGTGCACCCCATGCCTTCGGGGCCAACGCCAGACCACCCGCAGCATCCATGTAGGGGTACGCGTTCAGCACTGCAGCGAGATCCTGAACGGCCTGCAACCGGTTCTCCCGATACGTCACCGACCGAGGGATCAGCGCGTCCGGAACCGAACCCGTGTCCGTGACAATCGGGAACCCCGTTAGACGCGCGATCTCCTGACGCACCGAACCCAACGACGCCGGTCCAGTCGGAGCGGTGAACGTCTCACGATCGGTCACATGCATCAAATCCGCGAGCTTCACAGACACCTGCGAACCCACCGACACCGTCCGACCCTGACGACGAATCGTCCGATCGTTCGGATCCCCAACACCAACGATCTTCAACCGCCCCCGGAGAACCTTCTCCGAAAACTGGTCACCAACCGCCACCCGATACGACACATCCAGGAACGACGCGAACGGAGCCAACCACGACGACAATGCCTCAGGAACAATGCTCGCCCCGAGCTCATCCGTGTACGTGATCGTCGCCGACCCCTGCGTCACAATGTTCGCCGTAGCATCCGACGTCACCTCACACGGCGACAACGGAATGTCCTCCAACATCACGTCACCATCAACGATCAAATCGGCGACATACCCGGAACTGAACGACCCACCAGCCAACGCCTTCTCAAGACCAGACGACACCGAAATCATGAATCGCCCTTCACTGAGTAGTCACGAGACGCGGTGATGTAATCCGGGTACGCATCCGCGAACGCCTGATACGTGGCCCAATAGTTTGCGTGATCTTGATAGGTCAAAAGTGGAACCAAAACTGCGGGTGCCGGCGGGGCGACCTCGTCGCCGTCCATCGCCCACTGCAAAGCCCACGAATCGTAATCACGTGCAGCCTTCACCGGCTCCGACACGAACGCGAACAGGGTTCCGGGGAACCTCGTCTTCGGGTGCGTGCGAACACACACGATCGACAACGCGTCAGTGTCATACCCGCCGAACAGCGCATCCAAACGGTTGCCGTCCTCGAGCGACTCCGTCACACAATCCAGAGTCAAACCCCGAACCCCACCACGAGTCCCCGGGAACGCGATCCCAACAGACCGGCGAGGACCAGACACCACATCGCCCGGCGTGAACCGTGCAATCGGATGCCCAGCCCCACCAGACAACGACACCAACACCGCAGTCGACGGGTCCAACGGGTCGTGGAACCACGCCGCCGACGTACCCCACGGCCCCTCAACAAACGCCAAAGTCGCCGTCTTCGGAGAATCGAACCCCAACGACAACCCTGCAGCGTCGAAGAACTCCGACCGGTACGTTGACGTCCGCCCCAACGGGGCCTCATAATCACGCACCGACACAGCACCAGCCGCATTCGACCGCACCAAACCACGCACAGCAAACGAACGCCCCTCAGCCGTCCGCCGCACCGTCAACGTCGCCGTACCCGCCGGGAACCCCGACACCACAACCTCAACAAACGGAGCCTCAGAACCATCACCAGGGAACGCCTGAACAGTGACCGTCATCGGTGCCCCCGCTTCCCACCATTGAGCGCCTGACCGGACCGAACATCAGTCGCAACAATCTGCTCCTGCACGAACCCCGTCATCTGACGGCCATCCACGTTCAAAACCAACCGGGCACCCTGCAACGACACCAACGGACTCACACTCACCGACGGAGAAGACGCAACCGCCCCACCATCAGCGAACCCACGACCCAACCCAGCACGGAACCTGTACACAGCCTCCTGACCGCCCATCGCCCGCACATCAGCCGCGGTCAGGACATGCTCACCGTTCGACAAACGCGCGGGAATCAGATCATCGCGAGGTCCACCAGGACCGTAGATCGCACCACCATCAGCCTTCGGGATCTGCTTACCGCCACCAGAGGAACCCACGCCGCCGATGTCCACGTTCGCGAGGTTCAACGCCGCCTGATACGCAAGCCGCAACGACGTCTTCACCGAATCGATGCGCGACTTAGCCGTCTCAGCGCCCGTGACAGAAATGGCTGCCGTCGTGTTCTCCGGTACCAAGCCCAACGCATCAGCCAGAGCCGCAGCCTCATCAGCACTCTTACCAGCCGCCTGAGCAAGACGCACAAACTCCGCGCGGCCCGCAGCAAGGATCGGGTTCGCGCTCTCCGCCGCACCCGACTGCTCCACAGCAGCGGCAGCAGCCTGCAGATACGCCTGCGCGACATCATCCAACGCCGCCTCGTTGGCGCGACCCTGCTCAGTCGTGATGTCGAACGTGTTCCCGTTCTCCTTCAGAGACTCCGTGAACGAGTCCACCGAAGCCTCAACAGCACGCTGCGCGTCCCGGAGATCGAAGTTCGCCTCACCAAAGCCACGGATCGTGTCCGCGAGTTTGCTGATCTCCTCACCAGCGCCTTCAGCCTTGCCCTCCAACGCTGCGAGAGCTTCGGCCTGCTCCTCAGCAGTACCAGCACCGATCTGCTGCTCATTGGATACACCAGACAAGGCGTCAGCGTACGCCGGCATGAGCTCGAGTAGTTGCTCCTGCGAGTAGCCCTGCTCCTCAGCGGCCGCAGCAAGATCCTCGAACATGTCCTTTGCCCGGTCGCCCTCACCGGACGACACCAACTGCGCGAGAGACTGCCCGACAGCGTCGAACTGCTCACGAGTGTCCGACACCTGATCGGACAAAGCCCCACCGAAGAAGATCCCGTTGAGCGTCGACCCGAACCGTTCCATACCCGAGTTGATCGACGAACCCGACAACAGCTCGAGACCCTGAGCGAACGAGTTGACGTCGCCGCCCAACCCCTCGAACAGGTCCCCGAGGTCGTTCGACAGAAGCGCCGACGTCGTCTCCTCAAGAGACGCTGCAGCCTTATCACCAGAGTTCGCGATCTTATCGAGGACGACCACGGCCGCACCGAAACCAGCCGCCGCACCCAGGCCCTTAGTCAGCGCACCAACAGCACGCGCACCCTTCTGAGCAGAAGGCCCCAGACCATCCACCGCCGCCTTGAACTCAGCCACCTTCGGCGTAAACGTGAAGAACGCACCCGCACCAATCGACGCCGCAGAAACCACAGCACCAATCGCAAGAGCCGCCTGCTGCGTGCCCGCCGGCATCCCGGCGAAACCCTCAACAACATCAGTGAGAGCCTGCACAAAGAACCGCAGAGGACCGTTTGCGCCCTCACCCATCTTGATGAGCGCTGTGTCCGTCGCACCACCAAGCGCCTCAATGTCGCCCTTGAGGTTGTCGAGACGAGCCGCAGCAGTCTCAGCCGCATACCCCTGATCATCGACAGCCTCCGTCCAACCCGCGATGCCCTCCGCGCCCTCCTCATAGAGGACCGTCGCAGCGCGGACAGCGTCAGAGCCGAAGATCGTCGACAGGGTTGCGTTGCGCTGCTCAGCAGACATCCCACCAAGCGCGTCCTGAAGCTTCCCCGCGTACGCCTCCATGCCGATGAACTCACCGGACGCGTCATACGCCGACAAGCCCAGGTCGGCCATAAGGTCGCCAGCCTCTTTGGACTTCGGGTTCAGCGCCTGCAGCATCGTCTTGAACGACGTGCCCGCATCGGAACCCTGCAAACCGGATGCTGCGAACGCCGACAGCGTCGCTGTGGTCTCCTCGATCGACAGGCCCGTAGCGTTCGCGACAAGACCGGCCTGGTTCAACGCTGCGGCGAGGTCGGTGACGTCACCCATCGCCTTACCCGCACCAGCAGCTAACAGGTCAGCGACGTGAGGGATATCCGATCCGGCAAGACCGAACTGGGTCATCGCCGTAGACGCGATCCCCGCAGCAGACGCCACATCCAAGCCACCAGCAGCAGCCAACGACAACGCACCCGACAGCCCGCCGCCGAGGATGTCGGCCGTCGAAACGCCGGCCTTACCCATCTCCTCGATCGCGTTCGCGGCCTCAGTTGCCGAGAACACCGTCGAAGCGCCCGCATCCAACGCCGCTTCCTTGAGCAGCGCCATGTTCGCTTCAGACTCATGAGTTGACGCCTGCACCTGAGACATCGCCTCGTCGAACTCAGCGAACTTGCTGACCGCGAGACCAATGCCCGCAGCCATCACCCCACCCATAGCGAACGCCGAAGCACCCAACAGGTCGAAGTCAGCCTTTTTCTGCGCAAGCTTCTCAGCCTCAGAACCCGTCTCCTGGGTGGCCTTCCGCGCCTCCTCCATGCCCTTCTTGAAGTCCTGCATCTGCAGAGAAAGGGTGACCTTCACGTTGCGTTCCGCCACGGGACACTCCTTCGGGGTCTTTTAAACGAGGCCCCCACGGGGTACCCTCAGCGGATGAAGAAGATCGGCCTGACGCTGCTACTCGCGGCACTCGCCCTCACGGGATGCTCGAGCGCACCCGCAGGGACCGAGGAAACGCCAACGCCAACAGCAGAGGCGAACCCCAACGAGCAGGCATGCGAAGACTTCGCAGACGCATCCCTCGACGTCGGCAACGCGGTCGTCGCCGGAGACGGCAAAGACTTCGACATCGTCGGGACCTTCGACACCATCGCCCTTGCCGCGGACGGTGACGTGAAAGACCGCATCGAAACGCTCATCGACGAACTCCCCGAACCGCCCCACATGATCGTGTGGATGGAAAACCGGGAAGCCTACTCAGAAGACGTGGAATCCGTCGTACGCGCGTGCGAATCGGAAGGGTTCACCATTCAGGCTGCGACCCTCACCGCGGGCGAGTAACACGCCACATCCACGCGGACATATCCGTCTCGGGGAAGTCCTTCTTGATCTTCTCGCGCGCCCGCTCCACAGCCAGGAGAGCGAAGTCCGTAATCGGCTCCGCAACGAACGCGTACTGGTTCTCCTTCGCCGTGGCATCAGCCACCAGCACCCCGTAGGCGTTGCGAGGTTCCGCTTCAGCGCGACGGGAAGCGAGCAACGCCGCCACATCATCCGCCGAAAACTCGGGCTCTCTCGTGGTCACAGAGGCAACCAGACGGTCACCCTCATACTCGTGGAGGGTGACCTCTGCCGGCTCCCACCCGAGGAGCCGGCGCGGTGATACACCGAGCTCGCGGGCTAGTTCTGCTTCTTCTCGGAAGCGCCCGCCGTAGCTTTTTTTGCGTCGACGATTCGCTTATGCGGGGTGTACTGGTTCAGGCCCCACACTGCGGTGCCGCAGTTCTTGATCGTCGGACCGTCGAGCACCGAGAACAGGTCCGCCCACGACTCAGCGTCGGTCGGCTCGCCAGCGACACGCACCGCAGCGATCGGGTAATCCTTCACGACAGCGTCCGTGTTGAACCCGATATTCGCGTCCTGCTCAGACCCCTTACGCGGAGGATGCGTCGCCGTCAGATCCGACCACGCGCTCCCCTCGATCGTCACGAACTCGATCGAAACGAGCTCGCCCCCAACGACAGTGTCAATCGCTGCCGTCTCGGGGGACGCCGCTTCGCTACGCGCCTTCTCAATCAACGCTTTCACGTCGACCATGTTCTCCACCTATCTCCACCGGAAAGAATGACCGGGACGGGCAGCGCCGGTGGAGGAAAACCACCCGCCCCGGAACCTATGAGCTACGCCGCAACCTCAACGAATCGCTCGACACGACCCGTGACGTTCAGCTTCTGAACGATCGACAGTTCCGTGTTCGCGGTCGGGGCAACACGCCGCTGGATCGACGCCTTCACCGGAACCACGTCAACCTTCTGATCGGCCGCGAACTCGTCCTCGTTCGCGTAGCCGAGACGGTGCACAATGAACCCCTCAACACCGGGAGTCAGCGTCGTGCGTACAACGTCCTCGGTGTCGTCGTTGGTGTACACGTACTGCACTTCAAGGGTGTCCGTGATCTGACCATCGATCTCGAGCACCTGTGCGAGCGTGTAGCGCCCGGAAGTGATCGTCGCGATCGTCGAGTCATGACGGAACCCATCCGGCGTCAGCCCATACGTGAGCTTCTTCACGGTGCCGCCCGTAAGTTCGGCCACAGTCGGGGCCGCAGGGTTCGCGATTGCAGGGACAAAAACTACGAGGCCGTTGCCGTCAGACGCGACACCGGGCTGAACATCTTCGAGCGCCATCAGGCTTCTCCTTCTTCAGTGGTTCCACCGGACTTAGGTGCCACGTACTTCACAGGACGCGGCGATGAAACCGGCTTCCCATCAACCACGTGGTACAACTCGGAACGCACCCGGGCCTCAACCTCGGACACGTAAAACTCATGCTTCGGATCACCGCGCTTAGCGGACCGAACACGCACAAAACCAGCCATGATGACTGCTCCTTAAACGACGAAAGCCCGCACAAAGGCGGGCCATACAAGCGGTTAGACAGGAAAGCTTGGTTACGCGGGACGGTTGACCAACTCAAAACCCATATCCGCGTAAAACAGGGGCGGCTTCACTGCCGCATCAGCGCGCACATCACCCGACGAATCAAGAGTGATCGGGTCGCATCTGCGGCCCTCAACGACGAGACGGTGGCCGAGTAGCTGAGCCAACACTTTGTCCGTCAGGCGGGCGCACACAGCCGCTGAAGGGCCAACCGTGCGCACGTCATACACGAACGTCCCCGTCGCCTCAAAGTCAGCGACAGCCGTGTACCGGCCCGAACTGATCTCCTCAGGGATAGACGGATACACGATCACATACGGGTCAGTCCGCAACCGACCATCACCGTCATACAAAACCGAATCGAACACGATGTCCGCCAACTGCGGGTGCGCCTCGAGTCGGGACTTCAACGCCTCATACGTTTCAGCGATCATAGGAAATCCCCAATCGCCTTCTCGATACCGTCGATCAGATCCTGCTCGTTCTTCCGAGCAGCGTTGCGACCCGCGTGCTGCGGTGCCGACCTCACACCACCGCCGGCATCCTCAACGAAACCGAACGAACCCTGATTGCGTCCCAGGTTCGGCCCGATCTCAGCCTCAACACCGTTACGCGACTCTTTGAGTTCGTAGTCCACAGAGGCCGCATACCCAGCGAGACCAGACCGCTTCGCGTCCCGCGACCAGTCATCCTTCACATGCCGCGCCGTCACCTCGACCGCCTTGCGAACGTTCGGGGCAACCTCAGACGGCACACGACCCAAATCCGCAGCAAGCTTAAGGAGGTCTGTGAAGTCATAGTCGACACTCATGTGACTTCCACCACCGAGAACCGGTGCGCCGTCGTCTGCCCCGCCTGAGGCATCCCCTCAACACGAAACCGCCGACCAACCACAGACACATCCGACAACGACCCAGTCACAACCGCAAACATCCCCGTACCAACCGTGCCCACACTCACCGGCAAATCCATCCGAGCCGACTGCACCGCAACCAACTGCGACCCAACATCAACATCCGACACAACCGACGACCGAAACGCCAACCGACCCGGACCGGAATAGCGGTCCACCTCGACATCGACCACATTCAAGTCGTTCTCGGGATCAACCGTCGTACCGGTCACCTCGTATACACGGAACGTCTCCGTCATGCGCGCTTCCGCGGCTACGCGCCCCATAGACACCGCACCCAACACGCTCATGGCAGCGGCACCCACACATCAGTCGACGCCCAATACCCATTGCCGAAACGAATCCCTGCCGGATGAATAGTGAACGCCCCATCAGACCCAGCACCGCCGGGACCAATCAACGCATCCTCCGCATCTGACAGATACAGAAGCCCGGTGCTCACCGCGGAATCGCGACGCCACGAATAGTCGTCGATCTGTTCCTGCAGCTTGCCGTCGGGATTGTTCAGAACCCGAAGCACCATCGCGCAAGTGATCTGCACAACCAGAGCCCGCAACCGGATACCCGCCGGAGTTGGATCATCCACAATGTCCGCGACCCACGGTCGAGCCGACGTGATGATGATCCACGCATCGTCGAGCATTTTGATGCCGACAGCGAGTTCCTGAGGGGTGAGGGTGCGCAATGACCTAGCTTCCAAATCAGCACCAGTAGCTGGATTCATTGCGCACCCCTAACTCACTCTGACTCGATCTTCGGCGGACGTCCCCGGCGCTTAGCCGGCTCATCCGAGGGGTGTTCGGTCTCAACGACCGCCCAACCCTGACTCACATACCGCTCGAGCAGGTCGTCCGGGACCTCAACGACCGCATCAGAGCTGAGCGGTGAAACCCGAACGCTCATCAGGCCTGGACCGCGTTCGACAGGCGCACGAAGTGTGCGATGTCGCGAACCCGGAAGCCGACCTCGAACTCGCAACGAACGGCGAACATATTGCGCTCCCACAGGTTGACCTGCGTGCCACCATCGGTGATCGACGCCTGCTCGGAAATGCTGAGCTGGATGTTCTCCACGATGCCGACGTGAGCCGACGTCCAGTCGCCCGCGAAACCGAGTTGGTTGTCGGTGCCTGCAGTAGCACCGTTGTAGTCGGGAAGGTAAACGCCACCCACCGAGTAGACGGGGGAACCGAGCAGAGCCGGAACCGCACCATCGGTGACCGCGCTGTTGATGAACAGCGGACGGTTCGTGGAGTCAACAGCGCCGAGGAGAAGCCCACGCGCCTGCGGGGACAGCGCCCAACCGTTGAGGTTTCCGCCGCCAGCCGCAATCGCCTGGTCCGCAGCGATGAGGCCCTTGTACGTGTTCCCCGCAACACCGACCGTCGCGGCACCGGCGAGGGTGTCGAAGTTCGAACCAGGCGCGGTGCCCCCGCCGAAAACGGTGGCATCGAGGCGCTTCGCAAGAGCCTGCGGAAGCTTACGCACAACCTCGTTGTACAGAGCAGCCTTGTCGCGCTTGAACTGGTTCGAGAACGGCACAATGACGGCAGCCGTGTAAGGCGTCATCAGCTTGCTGCCGAACGTGGGACGCGAAACCGGCTTCACAGCCGTCTCAGCAACCCACTGAGCGGTCGGCTCACCCGTGATGATGTCCACAGAGACACCAGCACCCGGGAGGTTGACCCGGTTCGCGAGCTGAAGAACAGCCGAGGAATACTCCGCAGCGCTCCAAATTTCGGCGGACTGCTCAGGGGTCAGCGTGATCCCCGTAGTGGTCCGATTGACATCGATTCCTGCCATGATGTTCCCCCTTCAGGGATGTTTTAGATGCCGAGCGCGTCGAGCTGCGACGCGAACTGTCCGGCTGTAGTGGTTTTCCCGCCCGTGTCCTTGGCACCCTGCGACGGGTCGGCCTTCGGGAACGGGTCAGACTTGCCTGAATCGGAGATCAGCGACTTGACCTTCTCCGCTTTCGCGGTCAGCTCCTCCTCGGAACCACCAGACACAAAGTCCTGGTACTCCTCGGGGATCTGATGCTTAGCGATGACGGACAGGCGAAGACGTTCCGACTGCGTTTCAGCGAGAGCACGCTCGGCGGCTTCCGCGCGCTCGATCGCCTTCTGCGTTTCGGACTTCTGAGACTCCGCAAGCTTGTCGAACTCGCTTGCCTTCGTCTTCAAGTCGTTGTAGTCGGCATACTTCGCCTTCTCGCGAGAGATCCTGTCCGCGATGATGCGGTTCAGTTCCTCCTGCGATGCGGGGGGCGTGAACCCGCTGTTACCGCCCTGCTCACCTTCGGTGGACTGCTGCTCGTCAGCCATTGCTTCGATCTCCTGTTTCCATGCGTTGACCGCCGCATGTAGGCGTAGCCCCGAGAGCGGGGAAGTCTGTTACGCGGTGATGCCGCGGGAACGGTAGAAGTCGACGGCCGTGTTCCGGTCGATCGCACGCAAACGGAGCACATCCGCGGGGGATGTTGCTGCAGGGAAGTCGAGGTAGCCGGCGTCGCGCAGCAGCGTCTTCCGCAAAGCGACGTTGTCGGTCATCGACACGATCGTCTCGGGCATCAAACGAGTGCGAGCAACGCCGCCATTCGCCTTCGTGAACGCACCCCGCCGCGACTTGCCCTCGGAGGTGACGTACCCGAAGATCGGTGACCCATCAGCGCGCTTCCCGATACGGGTCTTCTGCAGCCGCTGAATCCCGTTCGGGGACAACGCCTTCGCAGTTGAAACACCGCGCCGGGACGACACCACCGAGATAGGGTCAGCGCCAGCACGGATCGCTTCAGCGCCGCCCTTCGTGAAGATGCGGTCCTGCTCGGCCGGCGGCAACGAGTCGAAATAGTCCTCGGGGCTATCGATCAGCGACGCATCCGTTCGCCCCGTGTCCAACACAGGAGCGGACGTACACCGGCACGCGGGATGACGTTTGAACGCCGTCCGGTAATCGGACTTCCCCGCAAGGATTGCGCACCTCGAGCAAGCCCCCGGATTGATGACACGCACATACCGCGTGAAGCCCTTCGCCGTCGCCGCCGCCAGATCCGAGGACCTGCCCAGATCAGCCAATGCCGTCTTCACCATCGCCGCGAGATAAGCGCCACCAGACAGAAACGCCTCAGCAACACCCATCCCAGCGCCGATCGCCTGCTTCGTCGTCGTTACCGACCCGTGCAGCAGACCCTCGAGCTCACGACCCGACCCGTCAACACCCGAGAACGCCTCCGGGACAACACGATCCGACCCCGAAACCCCATACTCCGCAGCAACCGCAGCGACATACCGGTTCGAGTCCTTCGCATTCGCAACCTGCGCGGCCGACGCCAACTCAGTGATCAAGGGGCCCTGGACCAACCATGACCCATCCAAATCAGCCACATCAACACGCCCCCACAACCGCAAAGCGGCCGCAGAAGCAGCATCCGACCGACTAATAGTGCGCGCCTGATGCTCCAACGCAATCGAAGCCTCAGACACGACCACTCCTACGGGTTATCCAGCGCGTTCTGAACACCAAACGACAACGCGGCAGCCGAATCAGCCTGCCGACGGGTTCGCATCTGTGAAATTGCCGCCGGCGTCTCGCCCATCCGCTCCTGCGCCGTCTCCCAATCCACAAGACCCGCCTGATACCGCTTCACAACAGCGTCAGTGACCTGCGCGACCGTCGGCGTACCCGGATCCCGCCAGATCGTCTCCATGCGACGAGCATCCTCAGACCACTCACCATCACGGAACCGCAGAACAAGGCGCTGAACCGACTCCCACGCATGACCGAACGTCGTCTGAACACGCTCAGCGCGCTTAATGAGACGAGTCTCACCGGCGCGTTGGCCGTCGGCCGACGGCGGGTTCTCCGTGTTCAAGCCGAAGTATTCAACCGGAAGCCCTGAAACCCCGGACGCCTGACGGGCGTACAGGTTCATCGCCGTATCCCAATTGGACATGTCAGCCGCATCGAATTGGAACGTTTTCGCGTTCGCGTTCGACATCGCCCACACCGAACCGAAGTACGCTTCCCACGCCGACAGCGGGTTCCCCTCGGCGTCAACGAAATCGCCCTTGGTCGCACCGAGAACGCCGCGCTGCGGAGCGGCCATCGTCTCCTGCACCAACTGCAGGCCCGTCAACGCACGAGACGCGGACTCGGCAATGGGAATGACCCGAGCCATCTCCGAAACGCCCTCAAGGACCGACCCGGTACGCCTCGTAGGACGCACCCTGTTCACCAGAGGCACAACGGGAACAGTCCCCAGATTGTGCTCATCCGGCTCGAACTCGTTCACCCAATCAGAACCATCACGCTTCAACCACAGCGTCTTGTTCGGCAAGTAGAACGTCGCCCTCTGCGTCTGCCCATTGACCTCGTCATACAGCCTCAGGGCCGCGGACACCCGGTGGGTGCGAGGGTCGCGAACTGCGACCATCTCTTTCGGAGACTCGATCGTGATCAGCGGGTAACGCCGATCCGCCTCGTTCGTCCCCACACACACATAAGAGCGCGCCAAAGCCAACGCATCCGTGTGAGCGAACGTCTGCCGCTCATCCATGTTGTTGTACTGCCACACGTCATACAACGACGTATCCGCCGCCTCGCCGGGAAGACGAAAACCCGTCACATCCAGACGCTGCTCAAGCGAATCAACCACAGTCGACGGCCACGAAAGCCACACCGTGAACTGCTCAAGCTCACGCGGAATCGACAGACCAAGCTGCTTCAGCCGCTCCAAACCCTCATACACATCATTCAGACGATTCGTCTCGATCAACGAATTCGAAAGAGTCGCCTCAAGATTCTTCAGAACAGACTGCTCGGTGACGGAAAGCGCCATACGACCCCACTCCAATCACCGGACTAACGAAAAACCACGACCGTCGAGTCGATAGGTTCGGGTTTGCTGTAACCCGCAGCGAGAGCGTCACTCGCCGCTTCGTGGGCGAGCACTGAACTCATTGCGAGGTCGATCTTCTGCGTCTCAGACGCCTTGAAGATCAAATAGGACGGGTACGGGGCCCGGGGCACTTCAATGGCGTTCCTCACGTGCGTCTGCACCAAAGGATTACCGTCGTGCGTAAAGGTGGACGACTCCAACATGACGTCGGTCTTCATTCGCTCAAGCGCCGCGTGCATCTGCTTGGGGCGATACGTTTCCCACCGGAACACACGCCCGGGGTAACGCGCCTCGAGCGCATCAATCTCCGACTGCCAATACGGCGGGTCGCAGTACGCCCGAGCAACGTCATACCGCTCGAAGAGTTCCTCAAACGCTGCCATCACTTCCAAGCGGGGCACGCGCCCGTTGTGATCGCGCGGGTCCCAAATGGTTGGCCGGTTGTTGTGATACCGAGGAGTGAATTGGAAACCATCGAGTGTTTCCGCCCGAATACCGGTCCAGTCGTCCACATCGGAACCATCGAATCCGAGCACGATAGTGGTGCCGAAATCAACTTCTCGAGGCGCGGCCTTGCTGTCCCATGCCGCCGCATCCATCCACGCGCCCGAGCCGGCAACGATCCTGTTACCGAAGAAGCGTTCCGCTTCAGCCCGATCCTTCTGAATCAGCTCCGCAGCTTCCGCCTCAACAGCCGCAATCGACACCCACGGGGCACCCCGATAGTTGAACTGGAAAATCTTGTGCCGGTCGCGCTTGTCACCAAACGAAAGATTGGCCGGCGGCGTACGGAAGTCCTTGTTGATATCCGAAGACGCCGACTCGTAAGTCCGCTGCGCAACTGAATCCTGAGCCGGATCCCAGGCGTTCGTCGTCTCGATCGCCCGGCCACCCATACCCGCCAAACCACGACGCTGCGTGGAAGCGAGTTTGTGACCGCCGTTCGCCTTCACCCATAGACCAGTCTCGTCCTGAGGTGCGAAAGTCACACGCTGACCCAACCGCGAATTAGCCTTCGACGTCACAACATCAATGCGGCCACCACCAGGAAGACGAATGAACTCCTCACCCGTGTGAGGGATCAGTTCCGCCAGAGGACCGTACTCGATCATCGGACGCAACGCGTCATATGTGTTATCCGTCTGATCTTCCGACGTCGCCGTGATCTGGATAAGCGGCGTAGCCCACGGACGCCCCATCGGCTCGCCCGGCAGGTACTCGTACACCCATCCGCAACCGCAACCGTGGTCGCGGCAGTCGTACAGTTCCCCGCCACGCGCGAATCCGGCGAACAAAACCGGACCGACGCCCTCGACGCAGACGAAGGCACCAATCAGCGGGGACTTGCCCCACTTCTGTGCGCGCACCAACTGAGAACGACGATAAACGAACGCGTCTGCCTTCTGACCCGGCTTAGCCGTCGACTTCACCGTGTAATGAGCGCCCATGAACGCCAGTTGCTCATCACCCAACACGAACGGGCGACCCCGATCGTCGCCGTCCGGGATAACGCAATGCGCCTCGACCCATTCGACAACAACAGACATCGGCTCATTCGCCATTGACGGCCTTCAACCTCGCGCGCGCCGAAGACTTCACCGGCTTCGGTGCAGCCTGCCGCCGAGCCGAAACCTCATCCTCAGCGAACTTCCACCGCAACGAATGCATACCAGGGAGCGACAAACCAATCTCAGCACCCATCCGCAACACAGCAGTCTTCAAGCCGGCAGAAGCCTCGAGCTCAACGGATTCAAGGTAGGCGCGCACATATGCGGCGACCTCATACTCCATACCCAACTTCGCCCACATAGCCGCCTGCGGCTTACGCCACAGAGCAGCCCACAAGTCAGACTCCGCAGACATCGCACCAGGAAGAGGAATGGGTGGAATAACTCCGGCGTAGCCCTCGACCGGCAATGTCACCCAGCCGGCGTCTCCGTTCCGATCGCGGCGGAGAGCCTGAGGGTCAGGGGCGGGACCAGAACTAGTGCGCGCACCACCTCGAGCCACCCCAACCACCCCCCTCGGAAACGTTTTGAACCTGGCAGACCTTTTATTCCCCACCCCGGCGGTACAGGGCATGTGCGTGGAGTGAGGCCCTCCCCCCACCGTCAGATGCCCCGGTGCCACCCGCCGGGTTGTTGAGCCGACGTCTCTTGGTCGTGGCATGCCTTGCACAGCCCTCGGCCGTACTGCGGCGCATCTGGGTCTAGGTGTAGGGCTTGTAGCTCCTTGCGAGAGCGTGGGTGGTGGTCAGCGACCGTTGCTATGGCCTGGTTACAGCGGACACAGATGATGTCGCGTTGGAGAACTGCATCGCGAAAGCGTTGATGTCCCGCGCCGGTGTATCCACGTTGATGCGCTGTGCCTCGTGCCCTGTCCGCTTGTGCCCGATGCGTGAGACATCGGGTGCCTTGCTCGCGAGGGTAGGTGACGGGGCATCCGGGTACTGAGCAGACACGCATGCGCTACTCCTCGTAGGTGTCCCATGGTGCGCTGCGGTCATACCACGCGTTACAGCAGTACAGGAGCACATCCTCTGCGTACGTGGTGCCGCACTTGACGCACGTGTTAGTTGTTGCCGAGCTCATAGCGTCGGTCTGTTTCACGGTCGCAGCAGAGTAGGGCTGCTTTGATGGAGGGGAACTGTGACCCGCAGTCTTCGCACTCGAACTGCTCAGCCATCAGTTGCCTCGCTGTCGCGCGGTTCGCGGTGGAACCTCGGAATGGTGATGCGGTTGGTGATGTGCTCGCGTGTGATGACGATGCCGAAACCGCGGAAGATGATGGGTCGCACGTGCAGCTTCCACATTCCTTGCCACGATTCGGGTTCGTATCCGAGGGCAACGAGGAGGTCGTACTCTTCGGGCACAACGTCCGGTTGATCCCGCAAGATCTGATCCCTCAACCGCTTCGCGTCCATTAGTCGCCGGCTTCCTGCGCGTTGAGCATCCACGCACCCTCGTCATCGAACGCCGGCTTAGTCCACACGGGGCGGAACAAGAGGCGACCGGACGTGACTACCTCGACGTCGTCATGCATCTGACGGAGCAGTGTTCGCCCGAGAGTCTCAGTCATCGTCTTCATCCGTCGTGTAGTACGACACCATCGCTGTCGTGTCGGCTTTGATGTAGTCGCGTCCTTGTTCGATGAGGCCGCGTGTGATGAAGTCGCGTTGGTTCTCGGCGGTGATGATCTCGAGTTCTTCGAGTGTCATCGTTTCGGGATCCGTTGTGACTGCGATGAGGACGTACGCGACCACTGGCCAGCGTTCATCGTCACCGGTTGTCTGCTCTGCGAGCAGGTCAGCTAACGCGTCATCGAACTCTTCACGCCTAGACATCACTGCTCCCTAAACGAGCCGAAGGTCGGTGAGCTCACCGTCACGAGTGACATAAGTGAGCCCACCACGGCGACCGGATGAACCGTTCGCCAACCAAAGAGAACCGCCGTCATAGGCGGGCGACGCGATTACGGTCCTGTTCGCTGTAGAACGAATAGACCACTCGTGCGTGTGACCGTGAACCAAGAACTGCGCAGCGGACACGTTAGTGCCGTTGAGAGCCTGGTTAGCTATCCAGTCCATTGCTTTATCGCGTCGCCACTGATGCCCATGAGCGACAGTGAACACAGATGACCCGACCGGCACCGTCATGTATGACTGGTCCTTGGGGGGAACCCTGACCTTGACATGCCCGAAGGCTGATTGGTTCAGCTTCAACGCATCGTCGATCGCGATTGCCTGTTCGGTGGCGTGCCCGTCATCTGGTCTTGTCTCCTGGAACCGTTGCGCCTGGTCATGGTTGCCATTTACAACGTCGAGGAGAAGTTCGTCGGTGAGCGGTGCGAACCGTTCTACCGTGTGGAGCATGAGGCGGCGGAAGAGCCGCATTTGCTCGGTGATTGTCAGTTCGGTGCGCCACATGTTGCGGCCGTTTTGGCTGACGTTGCCTTCGATGCAGTCGCCGGGGAAGGTGACGTGTATGAGGCCGATGCTGCGTCGTTTGCGGAGTGCCTTGTATTCGGTGACCGCGATGTCGATGGAGTCGAGGAACCGGGCGACTGTGCCTTCGGTTCCGTCCCCGTCGACCTTGCCGATCTGAAGATCGGATGCTTGGAAGGTGAAGGCGGCGGGGCCGCCCTCTTGGGGCTTGTGGGCCTTATGCCGGCCGATCAGTCCCGTGAGGTCGGTGGTGCGTTCGTGATGGATGGGTTCGATGTTGAACCGGTACGACGACAACCAACGCTCATCGTAGGTCTGCCACTTGCTGACCCGCGGCGCACCGACGATACGAACCTCGGCCGGGTTGTACCCGAAGAGCTCGAGGATCTCGCTGTGCGACTTCGGTGCTTCCGCGAGCGGACCGGTCTGGATGAACCCGGATTGCCCGTCGAACTCTGTGCGCGGGCGGTACTGGGTTTCCTTCGCGGTGGGCTGGGAAAGCTGGTCAGCGATTCCCATTGCGGTGCCGCCATTCCGTGAACTTCTCGTGCCCGACGGCTGCACCTTCAGCGCGTACGACTCTGAGGAGGCTCGCGTTTGTGATGGTGGGGTCTGCTGCGGCGGCGAGGAGAGCGTTGCGGTCGACTTCGGGGAGGTTGTCTACCCATGTGTCGAACTTCGGTTTAACCGGTGTGAGTTCGGCGGCGATACGGTCAGCGAGACCCACGGGTTTTCCTCCTCGAATACGCGAAAAGCCCCGTTGGCGGCCACGGGACAACAGCACGTATTCAGTTATGCCCCCGCGCAAGCCTCAGGCAGTCCGTAGACATCTGGGGCATGACGCCTCGCCGGCCAGGAAACTTCCCGACGGGTTACCCGCGTTGCGCGTGGGAGGGCTCAGGAGTCCCCGAAGGGCGAGTCAAGAGCCGCAACAAAACCCCCACCAGTCCCGGAGGATGGCGGGGAGTAATGACGGTCACATGGATCTCCGAGGAGTGAGGCGTTCCGCCACGTACATGTGTCCCGTCAGCGACTGATTAGGTCGCCGTGGCACCCGAAGGATTCGAACCTTCTGCCTCGCGATCTTCAATCGCGCGCTCATCCTCATGAGCTTGGGAGCCGTGCACTGAGAAGCGGGCCTCGCGGCTCACTGAGCTAGTCCGACGCCGTCACATCGGAACCCGCTCTCAGGCGGTACGACCGATTCGCTCAGCGGGTTCGGTACGCAACCCAACAAGACAACCACATCGAGGCTGGCCCTCATCGCGATCGTCGACCCTGCCCATGCATTGACATCCAGCGGGTCCGTTTGAGGGGCAGACTATTCCTTGCCGTCTGCCAGGGCTGGTGCCTTACTCGCGAACGAGCGGTACTCCGCGTGGCTCACCAGGGACTCGAACCCTGACTGACGCGATTTTGAATCGCGTGCCTCTACCGTTTGGGCTAGAGAGCCGTTGGCAAAGGCGACAGGACTTGAACCTGCAACTTCCGGTTTTGGAGACCGGCGCTCTACCAGTTGAGCTACGCCAATATTGGTGGCCGGGTTCGTCCGTGGTTGCCGAGTGTCAGTCGACGTGCACGGGCCTCAGCCAAGCGTGGGTGCCTAGTTTCACCGCCGGGCACAGCGGACAGGGACAGGCTTTTATCGACTTCGGCCCTGCTCGTGGTCGTACGACGAAAGGCCCCAGCCGAAGCCGGGGCCTTTCAAAGTCAGTGTCAGCGGGCATAGTCCTGCTGAGCACTATCAGGATACATCATTTTCGGTGGGTTCGCTATCAATCGTTGTGTGCGTGTCGATCGACCCTGAATCAACGGGTTCTGCGTCGTGTGCATGGTCGATCTCAACGTGACGCCACACGCGGGAAACGGTGAAGTACACCGGGTCCAGACAGGTTGCGCAGGGCGGAGGCGTCTCGCCGTCGATCATCCAATCGCTCACCGTGAACCTCCCGGCTTGCGGTCGATCTCTTCACCGACCGCGTGGTCGTTTTCCGCCCCGCAGAAACAGTGATAGAACGCACGCGAGAAGTCAGCGCGGACGCGATGCGCATAGTGGTTCCATCGATCCCTCATTGCGGGCCTCCTGATCTGCGGTTAGCTCGTCGGATCCGGAACCGATGGATGAGGTTCGGGTGCCGGTCGACGCTGCCGTCACACACCAAGCACTTGAAGTCCCAGTACATCGGTCCGGGTATAGGCGCGTGTCCGTCGTCGATGCGAGGTACCGGCAGGGGGTGGAATGTGGCCTCGAGTTTGTCGTTGGCTCCCAACGTCACGCCTCCCTGAGTTCGTCGGCCAACTCGGTGACGGAGTCGATGCCTAACCGGAGTGCTTTCTTCCGCAGTTCGATGCGGGCGTTGACGAGCCGCTTGCACTCTCGACATTGGCGGCGGTCCGGATGCTGCGGCATGCGGTAGGTGTTCTCGTCGTCGAATGGGTGGCCGCGTTTGCAGTGCGTTTGGAGCGCTTGTCGGTTCCCGCCGTGCTTGACGTTGTCGTACATGTTGTCGGAATGAGTGCCCCAGCGCAGGTTGCTCACGTGGTTGTTGCCGCGGGACCCGTCACTGTGACATACGACATCACACCCGGGAACGGCCGGCAAGAACGCTTCCGCTACCAGCCTGTGGAGAGGGCGAGTACGCCCCTGGTTGTCGATCCACAGGATGACCTTCAGATATCCCGTGGTCGGATCGAGGACCGGGGTCAGAGTCCTGCCCTTGTACGAGCGCGTGCGCCCGTCGCGACACAACTTCTTGCGGGTCAGCGAACGAACATCGCCGTTCTCGCTGACCTCGTAGCTTCCCTCGTATCCGGGAACTGGTCGCCATTCGATAGACTGCACGGCAGCCCTCCTCTTGCTCACATCAAGTGGTTGGGTTAGGCCCGCCGCGTGCTCCAACACGTCGCGGGCCGTCTCTATTCTAGCCGGTTTTGACATCGTTCACCTCATCTGCTAGCTCGGTGACAGCCTCCGCACCGATCCATGCCGTGCTGCACGCGTGACACAACGCCCGCACGTCTCTGACCCGTTCGTCATCGTCCATCCAGTACTCGACGCGTAGGGGGAAGGTGCCGCCGAGATGCTCCCCGTCGACTAACACAGACCACTCACGCCGGCCGCATACGGGGCATGCGATTCCCAACGGGACGACCTTGCTTGCGCGGAGTTGTGCCCGAGCCTTCCCAACCCATTGGCTCAACATCCGGTGGTGGTAGTCCTCGTCGATTTGTCTGGACAGTGATGCGGCGTACCAGGCGCGCAGGTCCTCAACCGGGTGATGTGTTGCGCGCACGCCGACGAGGTGGCACCAGTCGCCGATGGCGGTGGACATTTTCGCGTACTCGTACAACGCGTCCAGGTCCGCGGGTGAACGTGTCGACTTCAACCCGCCACCACCGCCGTTGCGTTCACCGGACGGCCACACCGCATCACCCAACTGCTTCAACAACGGGTCGTGCGACACCCAGCGTGTCACCCACTCGTTGTTGACCTTCTGCGCGACCTTCTCCGGTTGCGGGAGGGTGAGCGCATCAACGAGATCCAGGATTTCAAGCATCGGACGCCTCCTTAGGCCAGAGCTTCTTCATCCGCTTCTCGCGCTGGTTCGTGATGGCGATGTTCACGACCAACAGGATGACCATGTACAGGACGAACGAGTGCACGTATTCGGCGTCGTCACCGAACCACATCCGGCACAATTGCCGAACGCCCGCGTTGACAAGAGCGAAGACAAACGCGGCGATGAACTGCAACAGGAGCGTGCGAACGAAATACCACCGCTTCTCGCGAGCCTCACGCTTCCTCGCTTCGATTCTCTCAATCACGGCCACAACGATTCCGTCAGTCATGGGTTTCCCCCTCCGAAACGGGCACAAGGCGCGTGAGGTTCCCCAGCCGCCGCACCCATTGCTCCTCGAGGTAGTTCGAGTCAGAGTTGTCGACCCAGGTGCCGGGTGGAGAATTCAGGAGCTGAATCACGATCTTCCCGCTGGGTGAACGGTCATAATCGCCGACGTAGAACCCGGGCACATTCGGCAGCGGTTTGGGCTTGCGTGAAAGCTTGATAGTGCTCTCGACAACGGATGTGCGGCTGCCGTCCATGAGTTCGATCACGTAGGTGGGTTGGTCGCTGTACGCAATGACCCACCCTGCTGGACCGTAGGACGTTTCGACGTAGTCGTGAATGTCAAACTTCATCGGTTCTCTCCTTGTGGCAGTGGCACGCGAGTCGATGCCATGACGGGTACGAGTCACGCACCACCGAGTGCCCATACGGGCTCTTGCAACATGACGGTTTGCAGCCCGCTGGGATGTCCCGGGTAGCAGAAGGGGCCGGCCCCGAAAGGGCCGACCCCGTAACAAGCGAATGACCGCTAAACAACCCGGACATCAGAACGGCGTCTCGTCGTTGTACGGCGCGGCAGACCACGATTCAGCCGCCGCAGGCTGCGACTGACGCTGCTCGCTGCCCTTCACCTTCGCCTTGTTGATGGACCGTTTCACCGAGTGACGGATGTTGTTCTCGCGGTCCGTCCACTCATCGACCTCGTCGCCGTGGATGCCCGACACCTCGACGATCTGACCTTCGGTGAGACCGTGCTCGGACTCGAACCAGGCGGTGAACCGCTTCTTGATTTCCTTGTCCTTGACGGTGAACTTCTCGGTGATCTCTGCGCCCTTGCCGTTGTAGAACGTGCGGGTGACTTCACCTGTGACTGTTACGAATGCCATTACGCGGCTCTCCTGTTCTCGCGGTATGACCGCATGTAGTTGTTGTTCGCCTGTCGGCACCGCTCACAGCGGCACTTGTGGCGGTCGTACGTTGCTTTGGACCCGTGCGCCGGGTCGTTGAGGTTGCGACGGATCAGTTCGCTGAACGTCATCCGCGGTCCACCGCCCTCGAGAATTGACCCTGCCAATCGAGTTCCACCTCTCCTGTTTCTCCGTGCCTGTTCTTCGCGACGTCGATGATCAACGACTCGTTCGGTTGGTACCCCTCACGGCGGAGGAGCATGACAACGTCGGCGTCCTGTTCGATGCCGCCCGACTCGCGCAGGTCCGACAGCTTCGGGACGGCGATCGTTGACGCCTCCGAGTTGCGGTTCAGCTGCGACAGGGCGATCACCGGGACTTGCATGTCCTTTGCGAGGATCTTCAACTGCCGGGAGAACTCCGCGACCTGCAAATGCCGGTCCTGTTTCGTTTTCGACGTCATCAACTGCATGTAGTCGACGACGACGCCGGCGAGTTTCCCCTCACGGGACACCGACCGGGCGAACGTGCGCACATCACCCGGGGCAACCCCGGAGCGGTCATCGATTGCGATGTTCAACTGGTCGAGTTTCGCTCGACCCCGGTTGAGGAGATCCCAGTCGTGTTGCGTCATCCGGGCGTCCTTGATGTGCCCCACCGAGATGGCTAGCCGTTCCGAAACCAACCGGGCGACCAACTCCGTCTCTGTCATCTCGAGGGACGAGAACGCAACAACACCCTCCTCCGCGAGACACGCGGCGATCTGAGCGGCGATAACGGTCTTACCCACGCCGGGCCTAGCCGCGACCACGTAGACAGCTCCTGGGCGGAACCCGCCAATTGCAGCGTTCAACGTCGGCCACGGTGAGGGGACGAACACGTCCTTCGATTCCATGCCCGCGAGGACGTCGGGGAGGATGTCGCGGACGAAACGAACGCGGCTCGTCGTCATCGCCACGGCCCCATCGACCAGGGCGCGGGCATGATCGGTCATTTCCGCGATCGACAACCCCGGTTCGATGCCAGCCAGACCAGCACCGACCGCCGAGAGGCGACGACGCATGGAATGCGTTGCGATGATCTCCGCGTGATAGTTCACGGCCGAAGCGAACGGTGCATGCGCGAGAAGCTCCGTGATGAACGCAACCTTCTTCGGGTACGCGTCAGACAACGTGATGAGGTCCAACGGTCGACCCTCAGCACGCATCTTCCGCATGCCCTCGAACAATTCACCGCGCGCCGGCTCCGTGAAGTCCTCACCGGTCAACGTGAGCTCGTCGAGACAGTCACCCTGCGTGGCGAGAGCAGCGCCGAGAACCGCAAGCTCCGCGTCCCCTAAACCCTCAGTCAGCATGAGCCGCGAACCTTTTCTTCGGAGACTGAGCAGCGGACGGGTTATCTCTGACCGCCCACTGTTCCTGCTTTCGCATGCCGTTACGCCACGCGGCGACCCAGTCGAGCTTCACGCCCTTCTCGCCAGGAACACCAGCCCAGTAGTCGATGAACTCCGGGAGTTTCACGTCGATGTCGATGTGCGGCGTGTTCGTCCTCGCCCACTCGCGCATATCGTCGGTGATGGCGAAGGAAGAGTGAATGCGGGTGCCGCGTTTAGCGGCCTCACTCTTCTTCGTAGAAGAAGATGTCTCTGTCTCTGTCTCTGTTGTTAGCTTGGGAGATGGTTGAGCATCTGTTGAAGCACGTGCTTGAGCAGATGCTTTACCACCCATCGACCCGGCGGTGCGCTTCTTCTCGATGTCCGCGCGGGTTTGCTGATGTTCGGCGTAATCGTGGATCTGATAACCGCCGTCGACCTCCGCTAGTGACGGTTTGGTAACGTCGTTCGCCAAGAGTTCGGAGATCGACTTCGCTCTCCACTTCTTCGACGCAATACGCCGATCCACGAACCCATCCGAAAGCATCCGACGCGAGTACAGAGTCATCTCGACGAGGGTCCGGAAGGCCGAGTCAGACAACGGCGCGATCTTCGGAGAGTCCGCGAAGTCGAGAGTGAATCTCCCATACAGCCGGTCATCCTTCGTCAACCACAACACCTCCCAGAAGGTGCTCAACCGAGGCTGACGAGAGGCCAGAGGCTGCAACGATCTCGTCATCCGTCAGACCGTACTCACGGCCGAGCCCGACGAAGTAACAGGCCTTCTCCTCGATGCTGCGGCGGAAGATGACGAGGTGCTGTCTGGCTGCCTCCTTACGTGTGGAGGCGCGTTCGTTCGTAGACTGCATGACAGTCCCTTTCTGTGAATGGCTTCGCGATGGCGGACTAGAGACGGCCTCTGTGTTGGCGCACGGGGCCGTCTCGTTGCATCCTCCCGCCGGACGCGACGCATAGCAAAGCTGACCTGTGGACAAGTCGGTGGGTAACTCAGAAGGGCACGTGACCTGACGCGTCGTGTACTCCGCCGGCGTCGTCCAACCACACCAACCCATGGACCGACAGAAACGGGATGACCACCGGGTTGCCCCACGAGTTCACCGCCCAACCAGCAGGCGGATCATCGGAATGAGCGCGGCCATGGCAGCCGGTGTGGTTCCCCCACCCGCACAACGCGACAATGTTCGAGGCGGCGTGTTTCCCACCACGGGAACGGAACTTCCGGTGGTGCAACTCGAGGGGCCCGTTAGCCCCGCACCCTTCGCAGGTGTTGCCGGATCGGTCGCGGATGGTGTTGCGGACTCTCGCGGGGATCGCGGTCATGCTGCGAGTCCTTTCATGCGGCGTCTCTGCTGCCCGGTGAGTCCTCCGCGCAGGCCGTGTTGTTCGGGTTCTTCCAACGCGTCCGCGAGGCATTGGGCGCGGACGGGGCACACGGATTTGCAGATGGTGCGTGCCATCTCGTTCTCGTCCGTGAATTGGCCTCGGAGCGGGAACCACATGTCCGTGAACTGTTCAAGACACGCCGCATCATCACGCCACGAATGGTCGGTCATGCGGGCACCTCCTGCAGTTGATTGATGAGTTGGCGTCCGACGTGTTCGGTGTACGCGGGTGGGATGGCTTCGCTCAGTTCCCGGAGCGTCGTCCAGTCGATACCCATCGCTTGCTGCTGCACCTCAAGAGGGATCCGCCAAACGCCGACTTCGACGGTTCGGCGGAGGTTCGTCCGGTTCGTGGCCGGCGCGAATCGCGGCGTCTGCCAGGAGTGATCACAGGGAGGCGTCAGGAGCGGCCAGTTGGTTTCGAAAAGACGGTGACGGCGCACGTCTAGCCCAAAGCTCGAGCCGCAGAGCTGCACGGCATCGACGAGAGGCGCGCCGGGTACGTTCTCGATGATGTAGGGCAGGCCCGACTCAAGAACGAGCTCGCGGGTTTCGGGGATCAGATCGACGTAACTGTCTCCAACGCCGTGCCCCTTCCGCCGGTAGGCGGTGAAGCTCTGGCAGGGCGGTGATGCGTGGATAGCATCGAATTCGTGCCCGTGCTGCGCGAGGTACTGCAGCGCGTCGGCCTGATGAAACTCGAACGGATACCGGGGTTGTGCGTCGATGTCGATTCCGACGACGTCGAACCCTGCCCTGTTGTATCCCATCGCTGTACCGCCGGGGCACGAGAACAGGTCGAGTAGGCGGGGTCTCCTGGTCATGTTGGTTCCTCCTCTCCGAGGGTCCAGATTTCGATTTCGGTTCTCGGGTTGTCCGGGTCCACGGCCATGTCGGCGCGGATGCTCTTGATCTGTCTGTCGTCGACCCATGCGATGCCGTTGAGTGCGTCGGTGGTCAACTTGAGGCAGTTGTCGAGGTCGGCGGTGACGTTGTTGCGGCGGTAGTAGCGGGCCACGAACTTGAGAAACCCGGTCAAGGGCTCCGTCACCGCATGGGTGGCACCGGCTTGTTCGGTGAACGACAAAGCCACCCGGGCTTCCGCGTCTCGGGTGGCTTTGCTGGTGTATCCGTGGCCCCCGCCGAACCGGGGCCGCTGCTTCGGTAGGGGCTGGCCGGGGATGGTGAATGCGGCCACGAGCGTCATGCGGATACCTCGTTCCATCCCGTGACGAATGAACCGGCTATCCCGGACTGCCAGAGCCGGGCAGCATCGTCAGCCCCGTAGGCGACGAGGCAGGAAGGGGCACCCGAGTTCGCGGCCGCTCGAGTGCCGTCCGCGTGGTGGAAGTGCAGCCTCCCGTGGAGGAAGAGAACGGCAGTAGCGCGTCCCCATACTTGCTGAACGAAGCCGGCCGTCTCTGTGCGCGCAAAGATCAGCGCCGTCCCGCGTCCGTGACTGGCGAGCTTGTCGAGCCACTTCCACGCTTCGAACGAGTAAGGCGGGTTCAGCCACACTCGCCCCAGCCACTCGGCGGCGAGACCATCCTCGGGCAGTTCGATGTGCCGGGTAGCGGTAGGCCACGGACGTGGTGAGGGAGCCGCACACGGATCAAGGTCGAAGGGACCAAGAGCGTCAGTGATCTCGCGGGGGGTAAGCCATGTCGTTGTCTGCGCTCGGGCGGACTGATGCCCGCCCATGGAACCGCTCATCCGCCGGCCTCGACCTTCTTGTATTCGCTGAGGATGACTTTGATGATCGACTCGGATGCGTTCGCGGCTCTTGCTGCTGTACCGAGCGCCATGATCGCGGCGATGTCACTGTTGGTGTCGGCGAGTTCTTTGAGCCAGTCGCGCCCGGACGTGTCCTTGGGCTTCTCCGGAGTTGCGAGAGGCTGGACGGTGAACTGGTGCCTCTTGCCCCGCGACACGGCCAGAGCGACCGTCAGGGGCTTCTCGAGGTGCGACATGTGCGAGATCTGAATCCCCCCGACGAGATCCTTCCCGAACCGAATATCCGGGTTGCGGAAGATCGTCATCTGTCGTCCCGTGTACGCGGATGAGTCCGGACCCCACGCGCTCACGATCAGTCGGCGCATGGATTTCGAGGGCCGGTAGGTGCGGCCGGGAAACTCTGCCAGGTGCACGAACACAGGCTGCTCGGCGTTGCCAGCTTCTACACCGGTAATGGTGACGGTGCGGTCGCCGGCCAGTAGGTCTTCAGCGTTAACCTGTTGTGAGTTGGGTTCGATCGATTGTGCGAGGTCCATCAGCGTTTCTCCCAGGGGTCGTAACGGTCGGCGGGGCCGTCGAGTGTCTTGACGTAAGTAGGGGACGAGCCGTACTGAGTCGGCGCATAGACGGCGATCTTGCCCACGGGGACGTCCGGGTCCGCGAAGAAGGAAGTCGTGAAGCTGTGTAGCTCCATGACCAGTCCTTGGCCCAGATCGGCTGCTGCGGCGGACGCTTCCGTTCGCTGTTGAACGTCGAAAGAAGCAGGCTTGATATGGAGGGGGGTTCTCATCAGACTTGGATTTCCTCTCCGTCTTCGGATTCGTATACAGCCCATGTGGGTGGTGTGAGTGTTGCGGTGCCGTATCCGGGCCACGCACCTGTTTCGGTGCATTGCCGGTATAGGTCGAGTGCGCGTTTGGTTTGTTCGCGGCCAATTTGTTCCCACATGAAGTCGAGGTCGTACACACCGACGAGGTACGGGGCGGTGGATTCGACGACCAGAAACCTGAAACTCTCGAGCTCGTTTCCGGTCACTGCGGCGTGACACATCGCGTACCACGCTTCTTGGATCGCATACCCGTAGCGTCCAACGGATGTGTTGAACCCCTTGGGTGACGCGTCACGTGCTGTCTTGAGATCGGCTGCGTCGGTGCCGTCGTAGATGTCGAACCGAGCCCGAACCGGTACGCCGTCAACGTCGGCGAACACGGACACTTCCCGTCCCGCCACGTTCTCGAGGATCTGTCTGGCTTCGGGGTGTGCGAGTACCGCTTCGGCCATCGCGTTGACACGTCGTGCGTCGTTGGGTGCGATGACGACGACACCGGTTGCGCGTTGTTCTTCAGCCCACGCGATGGTTGCGGCTTTGGTGGATGCTGCACCGGATGGTGTGAGGTGTTCGGGCGGGTAGGTGATGACGTCGGCTCCGGTGCCGAGGACTTTGGTGTGCACTGCGGTGCCGAGGTCGAAGGAGTCTTTGCGTGCTTGGGGGTGGTCGAGTGTGTACCGGTATTTCGCGGGCGACTCGAGCAGCTTCCGGGCCTGCGTAGATGACAATGCCGGGTGCTGGTGGTACTCAGCATCCGGCATGTTGTCAACGATGCGGCCCGTCATGGGGTCACCTCAAAATCAACGGGTGTCGGGACACCGATGTGCACAACGGCGCATGTCGGTTTGTGCGTCGGGACAGGTGCGTCGCACGTCGGACAGAAGTCGTCGTAGAGGTCCATCACCGTGAACCTCCCGTTATGCGGTCTTCGGCTCGTCTGTCGTCGCCGGCTGCGGCGAGGTTGTCGTCCCATGCGGCGTGTTCTTGGGGTGTCATTTCTTCTCCCGTGTGATCCAAATACCGGCGGCACCCGCGAGGAGGAGCAGGCCGGCGGCGAAACCGAATAGGACGCTGTCTCCGTTACCCGTCACGGCGAGCGTGTCTGGGGTGGCCGGCTGAGGTGCCGAAGAGGGTGACCCAGATGCGGTCGAAGGTGCGGGCGTGTTGGGTGTATTCGGATGCGTGTCGTCCGGGGGTGCGGGCGTACTCGACGGCGGGAACTCCGGCGTACCGATCCCCTGCGAGGGTGTTGGTGAAGGCTGGGGTACCGTCGTCGAAGGTGTCGGCGAGGGTACGGAGGGCACCGAAGATGGTGTCGGTGTCGACGACGGGTCGGGTGACGGGGAAGCCGTCGGTGGGGTTGAAGTGGGTTCGGGACTCGGAGAGGGCGGCGTCGGCTCGGGAGATGGCGTCGCTGTTGGGGACGGGGACGGCTCCACGCTCGGAGTAGAGGAAGGTCCCGGGACGGGCGTAGGGGTGGGTGAAGTCGGAGGGGTCATACATATTGGGGCCTCGTTCTGCTCGCCGTAGTGGTAGTTGAAGGGGTGCACTTGGACCCAGAGGATGCATTCGCCGGGTGCGAGTGGGATGGGGTAGAACGACGCACCGATGTACGTGCCGCCGGGTCGCCCGTTGTTCGGGTCGAAGTGGATGGACCCTTGACCGTGGGTGGTGCGCCAGTTGATGTGCCCGTTCGCCTGAAACGTGCCCTCAGTGAGCTCGACACCTTCGACGGTGACCGTGTAGGGGCGGTCGGTGGCGTTCGCGGTGGTCGCGTGGAACAGGACCAGGAGGATCAGGGCGGCGGTGATCACACCAAGCGCGCGCCTCACGAGAGGTCCTCGGTGAGGTCATCGGCGATCATGCGCAGGACCGAAGCGAGCGTCCGGTGCTTGTTGGTGTCGCGTCCGCCCCACCAAGTCCCGACATTCCCGGACTCGTCGATGTGGACGCCCATCGTTGGAGCCCCGACCGACGCGCTTGTCGCGAAGTCGTACGGCTGCGACAGGCGACGGACTTCCGCGACCAGAGCGGGCACATCCGTCCGGGCGTGAGCGATGAATTCAGAATCGTCATCGTCTGCGAGCTTTCCTATGCGTCCCTCCTCGGCGGTGCCGGGGTCGGCGAGCAAGAGGCACCAGTGACGGTTCTCGCTCACGACCCAGGACCAAGGAGCCGGTCGGGCGGCGTTCGCGCGCGCTTCGATCGCGTCAAGGTCAAGTGTGGTCATCGGAGTACTCCTTGTTCGGCCCAACGTCTGATGTCGTCTTCGGTGGGCGCTGGTCGGCCGGGGATGGTGAGGTCCATTACGAGCTGACGGACACGCTCATCACTCACTTGCACGCACCGCCTCGAGCGCCCGCTCAATGTCCGCCCAAGCTGTCGTCCACCCGTACGGTTCGGGATCGTTCTTTAGGCGATCCCACACGGCTTGTGCTTCGTCGTAATCAGCGGTGAAGGCTCGGAGCAAGGCGGCAATGGCGATTGATTGGTTGTTCATTGGAATGCTCCTTCGAGGTCGGCTTGGACTTTCACGCCCCACATGAAGCAGTGCCAGAGGTGGAGGAAGAACCAGGCGACGGGCAGGTATGCGGCGGCGTAGAGGCCGGGTGCGGAAAGAAGAACCGCGCCCCCCAAGATGAGAAGCGCGGCGAGTGCGGAGACCAGGAACGGCCACTGCCTAGGACGTGGAGGAACCCACGTGCCGCGATACGTCATGTTGTGACCTTCCAGACTTGTTGTGACCGTCCCGAACCGCCCGCACGCCGCACACCCTCAACCTTTGTGAGGAGGCCGGCGGTGGTCGGTTCGGATCGTCGTTTGCGGGGCGAATCCAAATCCGCCAAGGGTGCTGATTCGTGTTGGAAGTACGCGTCCGTCAACTCGTGGTCGGTCATGTCCCCGTTGAGCCGGAACAACATGAACACGAACGCCTCAATCTCGGCACGATTCGTAAGTGACTCGGCGGCGAGGTCGGAGGTGACCGGGTCAGACGACCGGGCAAGCGGGGTGCTCATGCGGACCACCGCGCGAGACGAGTAAAGACTCGGCGGGCGTGCTCAACGTGAGCCACGCTCCACCCCATCTCTTCCGGGAAGCCGGGCTCGTGGGCGTGAATGATCGAGTTACCGAAGACGAGCCCTGCTGCGTGCGGGAGCAACCCGGTCTCCTGCGTGATGCGGCGAAGCTCTACCAGGATCGGGTTCGCGTCGTGCGCTCGGGGCTGATCGAACTCGGTGCGAGGGGCGTAGACCATCGGCACGACGGCTCCGTTCCCGAACGACGTACGCATCCCTGTGCCATCCGAAAGGGTCGCGTGGTACGGCTTCGGGTCCGTGTTGTGGGGCGGGGTGCTGGCGAAAATCATGACACTCTCCTGAGTACGTCGATGGCCTGGTTCTTCACGGACCGTTCCTCAGCGAGGAGACGCGCCATCCGCTTCAGTTCGGACTTGTAAATGCTCAGCTGCCTACGCATCTCAGCGGCTGTCATCCGGGCGAATTCTTCATCCATCAGTTGTCCTCTCTTGGGTCGCCGTCGTCATGTTCCGCACCACACTCCGGGCACGAATACCAACCAGTCACGGTCTCCGGGTCGTAATGCACATCCACATCCCCCACAAACACGCACACCCTGTCGTCATCCAAAGGGACACCACAATCACGGGGGCGGACACGAGTGGTCGCGAGTTGTCCGCTACTCATGCGGCACCCCGGAGCAGCGCGATTGCGTCACCATCGACCTCGATGCCGGAGAACAACGACGGCATCGCTCGCTCATAGGACCGCAGCGTTTCAACAGCGAAATCGGCGAAGTGGATGGTGCTCTCCTTGCGATGCAAGTTGTTCTCGATGTCGAGCTTCTGCATAGCCATATCCCTTCTCTATGTTGTGGACGTGCCCGCTCACGGCTCGAACGTGAGTGCATGCCAATCCGGGCTGTCCTTCACCGCTGGGACCCCGTGGCATTACGCCGCCCCGTCCGCTTACGCCGATCCATGAGACAAAAGTTGTGTTGCCTGCTCCCAGCGATCCATCCCCACTCCTGCAAGACGGACGACCAACCCGTGAGGGTTTCTGTGAGTGGCTGTGATGCGCTCAGTCCTCGTAGCCGGGTCGCTAAACCAGGGCTGTCCCCGTGAAGGGCTGTTACTCCTGAGCTATGTAGTTGAAACCGTCCGCTCGCAAGCGCGACGATCAGCGCCTAGGTGACCGGCGAAAGTCACGAAGGCTCGAGGGTGTGCTGTTACTGCGGAGAGTCAGGCCATGACTGGATCCACCGGTCGACTTCCTCGACAGGGAATCGGGGGGTCCGTTTCTTCGGGTAGGAGGCAGTCAGTTCGTTCGCGGCCATCGCGTCGTAGATCGAATCGCGGGACAGTTCGACCGCCTTCGAGAGCGACGCGATCGAGTACGCCTTCTTGGGCATCTCTTCGCTCATGCCACTCCCTCCAAGAAAGAGTCCGCGGAACGACCAAAAAGGCCACCGAGATCCCAGAGCTGTCGAGCCATGAACGATGTGCGCCCTTCAAGGGCATCGTTCAGCTCGGCAACCGGAATGTCGGTGGCCCTTGAGACGCTTTCGGCAGTCATGCCGGCGTCCATCATCGCGCTGATCACGTTCTGCGCGATATCAATGTTGATAGTTCTTCTGGACATGATGCGACTCTACATATCGCTGGTGATATCTGCAAGTGGCTGGGCGAAGTTTTCGCATCATTTTTGATATCTAGAGTCGCTACACTGGGGCAGTGGATATCAAGGACTACATCAACGAAGCTCTGGCGGCGGAGATGACCGCTGCATACAACAAGCGGCGTCTCTCGCAGAAGGAATTGTCGAAGCGAACCGACATTCCCATCGCGACCGTCCAAAGGATCCTCACGGGGAAGTACGACATCCGCGCCGAAGTGATCGTCGCTGTTGCGCAGGCAGTCGGGGAGGACCCGGCCGAGTTGATGCGACGGGCCATGGACTTCGCTCAGGTTCTGTTGTCAGAGGCAGAGGCTAAGAATGTGACTAGCATCCGCCGCAATGACGACGGAGCAGAGTACGACGAATACGCCGGGGATATCGCCGCCAACCGTGACGCGGAGGCTGACACCGACGAACAGTGAGGGGGCGGGCCAGTGGGGGGATACGACCCGTACGCGCACGCCGAACAGCTCGGGATAGAAGTCGTCCACGCCAGCATCAGAACGGCCAACGGACTATGGATTCCCGACCGGAACCTCATTGTTTTGAAGCGGGGCATGAGGGCGGTCCACGACCGCTCCACCCTGGCCCACGAAATCGCGCACTGCGCACTCGGACACCGCGACGATCGACCGAAGCATGAGGTTCAGGCGGACAGGTACGCCGCGTCACGGCTCATTGACTACGACGAGTGTCTTGAAGTGATGAAAGGGATGCCCGACTGCCACCGACTGGCGCTCGAGCTCGGTGTCAGCACGCGCCTTATGCGGACGTTTCTGAATCAGCACCGGCTGGCAGGGTGAACATCGACCCGAAACGGGTCATCGCGTCCTGCAGCCGCCGATCGGTTCCATTGGACTTGTATGACCGGGTCATGGCTCGCGTCGAGTGACCAACGATCTGCACCAGCAAGTCTTCCGGGACGCCGGCCGCATAAAGAAGGTCGACGGCGGTGTGCCTGAGCCCGTGAATTCGTACCTTCTTATCTATGCCAGCGTCTGCAAGCAAACGCTCGAACAGGACGGCGTCCCTACGCTCGCTCACGGGTTTGCCGTCGATCGTGAACACCAACCCCCACGGATTCGGTGCCGAGTAGGACATGTGCCGCTCGAGGATGGAACGCAACGGTTCGAACATCGGGATCACGCGTCGCCCGGATCGTGTCTTCGGGGGCGTGAGGTAGTAGGAGCCGAGCAGGTGCTGGTAGTCGTAGTCGGCAGGGACGTTGGGGATGCCGGGCGCTTTCACGTCACGCATGACCTGTAGTTGCTTCGAGAAGTCAAGGACGTCGGTTACGCGGTCCTCAGTGAGCCCAAGTACTTCTCCGCGGCGTGCGCCGGTGAGGAGAGCGGTCGCCCACCTCGCCCCGTACGCAGGGTCAAGAGCCGCCACCTGCAGAAGGCGGATCGCCTCTTCGAGAGTGAGGACTTCCAGGTCACGGACGGCGCGTGGGGGAGTGCGCACGTTCTTCGCCGGATTCATGGGGATCTCACCGTCGCGTACGGCTTCCTCGAACGCCGACGACATGATCCCGTGCGTCTGCTTCGCCGTGGTGGACGAGAGCCCTCGGGCGTCCATGCTCATCAGCACGCTGCGCACGTGCGCCGGCGTGACCTTGTCCATGCGCACCTTGCCGATGACCGGAAGAATCTGGGTGCGGGCGGCGGCACGATATGCCTTAACAGTATTGGGGCGCGAGTGCTTGGCCACGATGTTGTCGAGCCAGTGCGCAAACCACTGCTCAACCGACTTCGATCCCAAACGAACGTCACCGTTCTTCGCGAGCTCCGCTTGGAACTTACGCATGGCCGCAAGAGCATCCTGCTTTCGCTTGCGGCGAATGACCTTCCGGCGTCGATCCCCATTGAATTTAGGCGGGAGCTCAATGGCAGCGTTCCAATAGCCGCGGGCGTCCTGATAGACGGAGCCCGTACCTTTCTTGCTTGCCAT